CCATGATCCATAGGTATTTGGTGACTTAACAGCACACAACCATCTAGCGTATGGATTTTCTGCTTCTTTAGATGGCTTTTGCCACTTCTTTAACACTCGCCATTCCCATTCACCATCTGGTGAGTTAGCTTTCCATATCTCGTATGGGTTGTCTACTGGTCTTGTTTTTCCCATCAAGTTCTTTTCCATTGTGTTTTTCATGTTAAAGTTAAGTTAGAATAGTAGAGTGAACCTTCCAGTTAGAAGGTGAGACTTAGGTCTCCAAACTGGGTTAACCTCTCCTAGATCATTACTTCACTAGCGAACAGTTTGACACCCTACTAAATTTTAGTACCCCGACTAATTGAGCCTTTGGACTTACTGCTTTGTTGCCATCTCAATAGCCTCCACCTATACACTTGCAACCATTCACAAGCTATAGTTCACCTATATAAGTGTGCAGGATGTTTGTATACGCTAGTAGTCTCAATGGAGAAAAGACCATTTCCTAGCTTCACCCTGCACTAATCTCCACTACCTGAGTCCAGACCAGTTAAGGTATGGATCATTATAATCTTGTATTCTTTCTAATTCTCTAGCCCTAATCCTCTGGTCATCTGCTTCGTTCTCTAAACAGCTTTGACATGTCCAGTCCTTTGTGACTTCACAATAGTCAAACTCTGGTGCTAGATCAGAGTCTACTAGCCTATCACAACTACTACAATAAAACATTGACATTAGAAACTCTCCTGTTTAATGTTATTTTTATCTTCAGTATATTGTATCTTAATAGTTCCCCCGCCTTTGCAGTACACTAGCATTGTTATGATTATAGCCAGTATACCAGTTAGCACCCCACCAAAAAATATAGTGAGGTACACCAGAATATCAGGTAAAACTAGGTACCACATTTTCTACTAGATCCTCACGAAAACTAGGATTGAGTCCGAAATTTAATGTGGCATCATCAGAGGCACCAGACCCATTGACACTCACTTTAAAGTTAGCTAGGTACTTGTTACTTTTCGTTACTGATTTGTACAATACATTCACCAAGTGTTCATGGTTCATGTCCTCTATAGGCATATACTCATCTTTTGAGTGGCTATAGTATGATATTGTTATAGGTCTCATTAGTTATTCTCCATTAGAATATTAGTTATTACTAGTTTAGCGTACTTGCGTACACCTTTATTTGCCCTACGCCTTCCCCAACGATTCTTTGGTGGACTCCACGTATTAGCAAACTTACGGCCTAATTTGTTTTCTTTCATGTACTACCTCCATATACAAGTGTGTACTTCTGATACATCGTACCCTGTAGGAAAAGCATATCTTGCCCACGATTCTTTTGAAATATGATTGCACCACTCGTTCCATAGGAACCTAGCTCCACCTATCTTCTGACATAGATCTAGGTAGACTATAGCTTTCTTTCTTTTGGTCTCTATTGAGTTGCCAGAAGTCTGCAACCAACTTGGCGTACCTTTACGAGAATCTTCTTCTGGCAGGTACTTTCTGATATTATGGACATCTAGACATCCAGCTTTACCAGCTACCAACTGAACACAAAAGCCAGCTTTAGGTAGACCAAATCCCGGTATCTCTAGAAAAAGCATTATCAAATCTAATGCCATGTCCTTTTTCTTAGCTTTAATAATTCGTACCATGTTAGTATGTAACACTTTACGATTCTTTTTGATGTATGCTATAGTAGCATGTTTATTGCCCCAAATCCAGCTAGAACTAGCACCAGACTTCCGGTACTCAGACATGTAGCGAGGTAGTCTATCGGTACGCTCTCTAATTGAGCTACTGACAAAAGCTAACACTCGCTCCATATTAGCTGGAGATTTGAAAGCATAATCACGTACCATAGGATTATGCACATTATACATAGATTCTCCATTTAATTATAGGTTTAGCCAAATAACTTTCTTAATATACTGGCTTTTACTGCATTAGATGCCTTGATGTAGGCACCAGCTAAACGCATCTCATTACGAAACGAGGGTCTAGGTTGCCCTACATCCCAGACGAACACATGTTCATCGGTTGCATTTATTTTACCCATGTATACACCTTTAGATGTAGGTGTACCATTGTTGCCAGTAATAAACCACTGACCCGGTTGCATATCAAGACAAGTAATATCTTGCCCACGATCTGCAATTATAGATTTAGTATATTGCATACATACTCCATTATTTATAGTACAGGATTTTATAAGAAGCCATAACAAACAACCCTGTTTAATTTGTTACACCTACACTCTAGCACACTATGTGCCAGAAGTCAAATTGCATTTATACTTGGCTTAGATCCTCCAGCCCTACGTTCTACCGCTTGCCTATTGGCATAATTCTGCACTAGCTTAGGATTACGGCACTCTGGCCTATGATTCCACACTCCAGCTAATTGTGGCTTGCCTTGCGAAACTAACTGCACTACTTTGTACAGTTGTCCCTCTATTTTTACTGTCATAGTATTTAACTCCATTAAAATTAATTGACTTAATTTATTGTGTATCAAGTATAACATACTTTTTTAAGAATGTCAACTCTTGAATATCAACTTTATAGAATCATTAAATTAGTTTAAATCAATAAACATTTCAATCTAGCATTTAATATCGTTCTATCTGTCTTGATAGTTGATGTATCAAGTATAACATATCTTTTTTAGAATGTCAATACCTTGATTTTTTGTTGGTCAACACAACCTTTAAATAATTGACTGTATCAAGTCTAACATACCTAATTACTTTTGTCAACCCCTTGTTTAAACTGATTGACTTATTAAGTATGTATCAAGTCTAACATACCTAATTAAGAATGTCAACCCCTTGTTTAAATTAGTTGACTAATTAAGTATGTATCAAGTCTAGCATAGTTAAAGTAGAATGTCAACCCCTTGTTTTATTATGGTATACAAAAAAAATAGATAAGCACACACTAACAAACAAGTGTACTACCCACTAACTACCAATGTAAACCAATGCGAACTAACAAAGGTAGTACATGCGTATAACATTTGTTAGCATACGTTAACATTTGTGGTTAGTACGCACTAATAAACAAAGGTAGTACCCACTAATTCCATTTGTTAGCACAGGCTAAGAAAAAAGGTTAGCATGGGGGAATTTTGTACCAGCCATATCGCTGTAGGGTCTCAAATTTTTTCCCCAAATATCCAAATGTAATCAAGTGGTACACAAATGTATGACGTATGTCACCACACACAAAGACAAACATACACCTAAGTATTAAACATTTGTGTACCAGTTAATTTATCCAGTTATGATACTTAGGTTCCGTTTGGAATCCTACTGGATAGAGTGCGTGATCCAAGAATTTTTCCAATTCCTCATCAAGTAGTTCTTCTTTTCTTTCATTGATACGTATATCCGCATCTGAAGCCATTTGTTCTACCCAATAGCTGACAGCCATGCTTAAGACATCTAATCTATCGTCATGTACTAATGCACCTTTCTCTTTTGTCACTCTTGTCATCTGATGTGCAAGCATGTACCTACTTTGTGACTCAGGAGGGTAGTGTTGTACTGATTGATAGTCTCTCTCTAGAGCTTTCTGGTCAATAACTAACCTATGTTGGTTCATTACTGGCTCTAGTGTATCAATTATTCTCTTTTCTTTCTGTATGTTGTGTCTAACCTCTTCTATTGAACAAGGGTAGACCTTAGTGAGTGTAGGTTTCAAGAGTTCAGCAAACATTCCGTCACCAAAGTTAGATTCAATCAATATTTGGTTGACTTTATATTTTCTAGCTAACACACTCAAGGCTTGTAGTGTTTGACTTGAGTACCCACCTTCTATTCCTCCGAAGTCAATGACATACAACGTACCATTAAGCATCTTAACAACAGCGAAGGCAGTCTCATCCTTACCTCTTCCACTAGGATCAATAGCCAGTACTGAACCTGTGTAACTAATGTAGTCACCTACCACTTGTATAGGTGGGTAGTAGTAGTCACCGGGTAAACCCACGTTAGGAATATCTATGATCCTATCTTTTGACCTACCCCACACTACTTTCTCAGGAGCTTTATCATTATCTATATCCATAACGATAAGATCCTCTAGTTTAAGTGGGTATCTATCTGCATCAGACAAGGCTGTGTCCAGCATAAACTGGAGTGCAAAGCCTGATCTTCCGTAGGACAATTCTCTCTCTGTCAGATCCATCTCATTAAACCTAAGTGGATCAAGAGGATCACCTTCTTTCCCTCCTTCGTCAATCTTCTGCATCACAATAGGAGCTAGTCTACCTATATACTTATCAGGGTTCTTAGGTATCCTAGAAGGCCAGATCAAAGGTTTGTACCCACGTTCAGGTAATGTCTCGTAGAGACTCATCTCTGTCTGAGGTGTACCTAAGTAAATAACTCGTCCATCTGGTTTCAAGATAGCGTCAAACTCTTTGACTGCTTCACTAATCTTGTCTCTCATAGTCTGAGTCATAGAGTTATTAGGTATCTCTATATCATCTGCAATAACCAAATCAGCACGACTACCTGCTAATTGACCTGTGATACCTGCGGACTTAACTGAGGGACTGTGTGATGCTTTAGAAGGGCCAACATCGAAAGAGATCTTAGATTGTCTCTGGGAACCCTTTGGCATCAAGTGTTGTAACAGAGGCATCTCAGCGATTAATCTCATAGTAAAGGTACTAAAGTCGTCTGCTCTTATTTTAGAAGCCGACACAACTAGTATCTTTATTTCTGGATTCAGTAAAAGTTGGTGACATGCGTAAGCACTTGTTATATAGCTCTTACCTACGCCACGAAATGCCTCTATAACAATCCTCTTCTCATCTGCATCCTGTAGGTATTGAGCTATGTCATATTGTACAGGAGTTGGCTCAGGTAAATTTAAGTGTTCCCAGACTACAAAAAGGAAGTTCCTGAAGTCTAATATCAGTTCTGACTGTTGTGTGTACATTAGAATACCTTATATTGTGCTCAGATCTCTCTGTAACGAACGGAAAGAGGAAGGCCATACCATTGGTATACCTTTTTAATTTAAGGACTCCTTAAGAGCCTCTTTCTTAGGAAATGGTAAAACATTAACAAGGTTACCTAGAGGACTGTCTTGAACAGGGAGACCCTCTATCCCATTATCCTTAAGGAATTTAATTGCGTTACTCATGTCAGCACTAGATGCTTCTCCACTAATTATCCTTTGGAGTAACTCTTGTGCCACCTGTGAGTGTAGGTTTTCTAGTGTTTCCTGTGGTGCTTTCATTGTAGTCTCTCCAATCTTTTTCTTTCTAACTCTTCTATAGCATCTGTTAACTTAAGTGACATTTTTCTATACTTATTAGCAAGCCAACTTCTGTAGGTAACTCTCCTAATCTTATTAACGTTTGTAACATACGTAACATTTGTAACCTTTTGTACTCTTGGAGTAATAGTTTTGAAGACACATGTAGGACAATATTCCCTGAGTGTTCTAGCGTTATTAAACGTAGGACACCCTTGTACCCTCTCGCATACCTGTACTTTTGCCGAAAAAGCCGTAAAGGGTACTAAGTAAGATAACACTAAGTAAACAAATGTAATAGCAAGTGATAATTTAAACATACACCCTCTTACATTTACATGGGTTACACGTACACGGATTACATTTACACATATTTACCTTTGTAGTCACTAATAGCAGCTTTGATTGCATCCTCTGCTAACACAGAGCAATGTATTTTAACTGGTGGTAACGATAGTTCCTCTACTATATCAGTATTCTGAATAGACTCAGCTTCATCTAGAGTCTTACCTTTGACCCATTCCGTTACTAAACTTGAGGAAGCGATAGCAGATCCACAGCCAAAGGTCTTGAATTTAGCATCCACGATTTCCTTTGTTTTCGGATCTACCTGAATCTGTAGTTTCATAACATCTCCGCACTCTGGAGCACCCACAAGACCAGTACCGACAGACTTACTCCCACTATCCATAGAACCAATATTTTGTGGTCTTTCATAGTGTTCTATTACCTTTGTACTGTAAGACATTTAGTAGCTCCAGACCCAAGGTCTCATATCGGTTTCAAGGGTGTCCAGATGTAAAAATCGGGAGTCGTGTGATCCTCTTTGACTTACCCCAATTCCCTTCCATACACTAGAACGTATCATAGCTAGACTCAGGATCTCATGGGCAGTCTTGCCAGAACATAGTATATCTACAGCACAGCCAGTAGTGTGAGGCCCATCAGTGCCTGAACCACTAACAGTATTATTATAAGCTGGACAGCGATACGCTGACGAGATTGACATAGGTTTACCTACGGCTTCCCTGAGTTCCTGTAGGGCATCTAGGGTCTTCTGGTCAAACTTGTTTTCTCCGCAATGTGAGCAGGAGAGTTCCTTGTCACTAAAGTTCTTACTTGATATTCCCATTGTTTCTTAGGTTAAGAGGTTGGTGGTGGATATGGAGGTAATATAGGACACACTACTGCCATCTCTAATCCTAAATTTCTACTCTCTTTTGGAGATAGTGCTTTAACTTCTTCTGGAGTGTGCTTGGTTCTCATGTGATCTACATAACAGTCACAGAGTTTTACTCTTTGCGCTCTTTGGATATTAGGATGTATCCTCTGAAACTGAAGGGAACACATCTCCCACATTTGTCTGATCTCTATTGTGGTATACTTTAACGCAGGTTTACTTAAGTACTTGTCTTCTTCGGCATTAGCTTGCTTAATACCAGCGTATACAACGATAGCTGATAGAAAGATAATTAATGCTAATGTCTTCATCTTAGCTGATTGATTTTTTATAAGCATCAAGGATAGCATCGTCTACCTCATTTTTCGTGGAAGCTACTAATTTTGTTAACAAAATCAGAATTACCTGTTGGAGTAATTTTTCACTTAGCATACTCATGCACATTGTTTTTACTGCTCCACCTATTACTGGAGCTAATAGTCCAATCATTTTATCCCTTTCTTTTTATTTATTGTGTGGATTATTGTATCCGTTACCTATGCGGATTCTTATGTTTGTAACGTCACGTTGTACGCTCTCCAAATCGTCCCACATATCTTCAGAGTCGTTCTGGATGACAGTTATGGACTGTTCATTCTTGAGTGATTTATTCTCTAAATCCATGATACTGCTGAATAACCAGCCTACGATCCCGATTAGAGCTACGCTCACTAGGGGGGCAAAAGTTTTATAAAGTTGGTGTTCGCTAACCGAACTTAAATCTTCGTGTATGGGCATTATTTTTTCTCCTCATGTTCTACATCTTTTTTATCTTTGTACCAGTAGTCTGTTGATTTGGCTAAGACTGCTACATACGCTCCAACTAAAATATTCACTAAATCCCGGCTAGTCTCTTTAACTTCGGAGTAGAATAGCAACCAGAGTAGCACGAGGAATGTGCAAGCATTTGCAACTGAGATGATAAACCTTGCCCAGAAATTAAGTAATTTCCTGTTTTCAAGAGCATTACCACCCCCTCCGAATAATGATTTGTGTACTTTCATTCATTTAAGGTTTAGTAGGCCAATTAATATCATCTGGATCAGCATTATCTTTTGGAACGTCTCTAAGTTTCTGTCTATAAATCTGCATATTACCAGAACAAGTTTGATCTGAAAGTGCTAAGTAGTCAGTCTCAGCTAATCTCCTGTCCCTGTCTCTACGAACTGAAGACCACTTATCTGCCAGTAGTCTTGCATCTTTAGCTGTGTCATCACCTGAGAAGTGAGACATTTTATAGTTGGTTTTTATAACCTTACCATCCTTATCCTTTTCTTCTGACTCAACTATTTTTACAGACTTGCCATCCATGTCTGTAGTCATTACAAATGTATCTTTACTGTCTGACCACTTGATGTTGTAGACTCCTTCTATGCTTTGATAATCACTTAACTGAACAAGTCTTGCCTGAACATCCTCATCTGTGCATTCAACGATTGTAAAATCTTCGGATGGGTATGTAACTACAGGAGGATCACCAGAAGTAATAGTTTCAATCCAAGTCCAGTATTCAGGCTTGGACATTCCTTTTGACATTCTCCTGCATTGCCATTCAGTTTCGTGGATATGTTGGAGTGTGTTTGATTTGTGTGAAATAAACATATTAAAGCCTTGTTATAATAAATCGATTATAGCCTAGAGAAGTGCCAAAACTACCTTTAAACATTACATAATCACCTCTCTTTAAATGTAAAGAAGAGCTAAGTT